CGATGCCAAACACGGCACCGAATCCTGGTGGAATGCAGCCGATGCCATCCTTGAGCTAAAACCATTCCAAGTGTATGAAAAAGAAACCCGTCAAAAAGAAGGCAGTGAGAAAGCCCGTGCGCGTCATGATGCCCGTCATGACAAAGGAGATGCGACCGCTCGCCGAAACAGCAGACGAAGAAATCATCATGGATCTGGATCAGCTCGTGAATTCAAATGGTTGGCGTCGATTGCAACAGGTGATTGAAGAACGAAAGCTGAATATCTGGAATAATCGGCTGGAACATGAAGATTTTTCAGACATTCACGCCTTCAACCGCGTCCGCGATCAGCGAAATATCTACAAGGACTTGTTGTCTCTACCGGAAGTGTGCATTAGACTTATAAAAGAGAACCAGCCGCACCAGAACGAAGATCCGTACGTATAGAAAACGACGAAACGCACCTTCAAAACTGAACACAAAACTTGCTTAGTGGTAGCCCATATTGGGTCGCCTCTTCTTTTGGTTACTCTAAGCAAGTTATCCAATTTAGAAAGGCGATCAAACAAGGGCTATCACACAAGATAGTCCTTTTTTCGTATCGCAAGGTACGCAGACTCCACGATGACAGGTTTTTCACCATTTCCGCGTGATCGTGAGTACCTAAATTATGGCCGATGAACAAACACCAGTTGGACCAGCTCCAACCGAGACGCCTGGCGCCGGCGCTGCACCCGCAGCAAGCGCACCTACCGAAGCCACTCCAAAAGAAGGGGAGTCGCAAACGGGAAATGAACCCTCTGGCAACGACAAGAAGCCAGAAGGAACAAATGATCCTTCCAAGCCGCAAGACGATGAAGAGCCTCCGGTCCGAAAGACCAAGCTTGATTTCATTCTCGAGCGCAAACAACGACAGCTTGAAAAAGCAAAAGCCAGCCAGATCAAAAACATCGATCAAGAGCTGAAAAAGCTCGACGGCGGTGCTCAAGATCAAGATGGTGCTGAAAACGAAGACGATATTCCTGCAGAAGATGCAGAAGTCGTTGAGAAAGTCGTTGAAAAGAAGTTCGGATCGTATTTCAAAGAGATGGATCAGCAAAAAGAGGCCGCAGAGATGCAGTCATTCCTTGCTGAAAATCCCGAATTCAAGCCATACGAGGCGCGAATCAAGAAATACGCAGGACATGAATCTCGCCGACATTTGCCACTCAAAGCGATCGCTTATGAGGTCGCAGGCCCGGATCTGATGAGGATCGGCGCTGAGAAAGCAAAGAAGGCAGACCAAGAAGCCGCAAAGTCCACAACAGGCGGCGGCACAACGAGAAGCGAGCCATCGCACAAACCGATTTCCGAGATGACCAAGGAAGAATTTAGGGATTTCTCGGAAAAGGTGCGGCGCGGAGAAGTCGCTCTCAAATAAATCTTACTCAATCTTAAAAAAATGGTATGGGAGACGTATTAACAACTCGAACCCAAATTTCGGCAGAAGTCAGTCAGTTTTACAACCGCACGTTGCTCGAACGCGCAAAGCCCTTGCTCGTGCATGACCGCTTTGCCCAAGTCAAAGACATTCCTGCAAATACCGGTACACGCACAGTCGCGTTCCGTCGGTACAGCAACCTTGGTGCTGCTACGACCGCGCTCACCGAAGGTGTCACTCCATCTGGTTCCCAGCTCGCACAGACACTCATCAACGCCACGCTCAGCCAGTACGGGGACTACGTTCCTGTCACGGACGTTGTGAGCTATGAGAGCCAAGACCCGGTGTTGACCGAAGCCGCCGAATTGCTTGGTGACCAGTCTGGTCTTTCCCTCGACACGATCCTCCGCGACATTTTGCACGCTGGCACGAACGTCCAGTATGCGAATGCTCGCACGACACGCGTTTCAATCGTTGCCTCCACCGACAAGCTGGATGCGGACGACATTGCGAACGCCGTCATGACGCTGAAACTCGCGAACACGCAGCGCATCACGAGCATGGTGAATCCGGACACCGGATACAACACCACGCCAGTGAGGCCGTGTTTTGTGGGCATCTGTCACCCACGCGTCACGCCGATTCTTCAGACCTTCACCGGATGGGTGGATGTTGAGAAGTACGCGAACAAAGCGGACGTCATGGATGGTGAAGTCGGGAAGTGCGGAGATGTCCGATACATCGAAACCTCGCAGGCCAAGGTGTTCACGGGCGAAGGCGCAAGCGGAATCGACGTGCACTCAGTCTTGATCCTCGGCATGTATGCCTACGGCAAAACACGCCTCTCGGGTCATGAGCTCGAGAACATCGTGAAGCCTTTGGGCTCCGGTGGAACGTCTGATCCGCTCAACCAGCGGGCAACGAGTGGTTGGAAGTCCTGGTTCGCGGGCAAAATCTTGAACGATGCGTTCATGATCCGTGTGGAAGCTGCTGTCTCATAGTCGGAATCTGGGTTTCGGGGGATCGAAAGATCCCCCCTAACAACATTGAAAGTGTATGGCCACTAAACCAACCGTCAACGCAGAAGTCGAAGAGTCGAAGAAAGTTGAATCCAAGGATACGGTCGTGGATCAACAAAAGAATTACGATGCGCAGCTCAAAAGCACGAAGGCCGCACTCGATGCGGAACCAAAGGTGCTTTTCATGGTCCCACTCTCTCCTGGCGAGAAAGAAGGAGCCGATGACATCGCGATCGTGAACGGCTACTCGTACCGCATCAAGAAAAATTGCCAGGTCTCCATCCCTCAATCTATCGCGAACCTACTTGCCAACAAGTACAAGATCGAGATGACTGCAGGGAGTGAGCACCGAGTCGAGGTTTCTGAGAAGCGGATGGATGCGCTGACATAATCAATCGTTTGAAGTATGTCCAAAACAATCAGCAAGACAATTCGCACAGCAGATCAGGGACTCTTGACCACTCTCGGCAAGATTCAGTCTGCCTTGTGTGATGTCTGCCTCACCACAGCCGGTCTCGCCATCGGCACTGGTTCAAAGAAGAAAGTTAAAGTTGTCACAATCGCTCGTGTCATTATTGACCAGCTCTTGAAATCCGTTGCTGCTGCTACGGAAGTTGTGCTCGCCGGCACGATCACGAACGCCAAGTTCAACGTGTTCGTGATCTACGCGACTGACACGGATACCGCTGCCGCAGTCATGGGAACGGAAGCTGCAACCTTGGCCGCTGTCGTGTGGCCGACCATTCCAGCGAACGCCGCTGTTCTTGGTTTCGTGATCGTCAATCCGACGGGCACGGGAAACTTTGTCGGTGGTGCTGCCGGCACGGACTTGGATGATGCGACCGTCGTGCCAAACGCGGTCTACGTCAACACACCGTATCCGTTCAATCCGAACTGCCAATCTCTGTAATCAGAGAACGTGATATGACCCCTGCCGAATTAGCCTCATTCGTCCGCGATCAAACAAATACTGACGCAACGACGTTTTCAGATGCGCAAATTCTCACCAAAGCGAACGTCTTTATCGACGACATCGCCAAAGAGATTGCAAAAACGCATCGCGGCTTTTTCGGCAGGGTTTTCACGTACAACCTCGTCGCAGATCAACGTAACTATCCGCTTGAAACAGATCTCTTGAACGGCATCCGAAGTGTTGAAGCTCAACTTGACGGTACGAACTGGAAATGGCTCACATCGCTCGATATTACGGCGCTCGGTAAGCCAACAGATGAAACGGATATCCGTGCAGCCTTCGCTGGCAAGGATCCGCGCTACGACATCTTCCAAAAGGAGATCTGGATCTATTCAGAGTCTGCGATTGTGAACGTCACAGGTGGTCTCAAGGTTCGTTGCGACGTCTATCCAGAACATCTCACATCTCTTTCTGGATCATCAGATCTTTCCATCAATTCATCATCCACGAAACGGGGATTCCCTCGCGCTGTGCACGAATTGCTCGCACGAAGAATTATTATCGCCTTCAAAGAATCGAAGGACAAACCGATTCCGCTCACACAGACAGAGCAAAAGTACGAATTTGATCTTGTAAAAGCTATTTCAGCTTTACGCGACTCGAATCAGGACGAGGTAATCCTTGCACCACTTCCATTTAACGACGGAAACCAATTTTAATAACTATATGGCCAAAGAGAATTCAATCAAAGACAGCAATGGAAATAGTTCTTTACTTGCAGTTGATAAGAGCACGGGGGAGACGCGCAATGTAAAAAGCGATCCCATCAATAATGGGCTTGTAACTTCATCTTCTCCATATGATGACCTCAAGGCAGTGACGCCAAGCGACAGCGCGGATCTACCGGATGGCACATGCCGTGGGCTGTTCGTGTCCGTTGCCGGAAATATTTCTTTTGTCACATCAAAAGGCACATCGCAGAGCGCTATTCCTGTTGATGCTGGATTTTTTCCAGTGAGCATCAAGCGCGTTTTAGCTACCGGAACAACGGCCACCGTTCTCGCTGGATACTAATATGCCTCTTGGAAATGGGATTGGAGTAGGGATCACTGATCTTGGGAAAAAACGCCGCAAGTTCTTCGTTAATTTCTCCTCTTTTTCCGTCGGCGCATACGCAAACCCAGGGGGGTTAACCAACATCCGTGCGTCCAAGGCAGGTATTCCAAATGGAGCGAATATCTTCTTAATTGATGGAGCGAATAACAACGAGGGGCGTATTGCGTTGATTGGATCAGACAAAGGACTGCTCGTCGAGCCAGCTACAACAAATTTTTTCATTGGGCCACGCACGTCCGCTTCATGGACAGCGGGGTCGATTAGCCCTGCTGGTTCAACAGTGGAAACATCCGGCATAGACATATCTGGGGCAACGTATGCGAAGCTACAAGTGCATGACGTTCTATCTGGTGGATACGGCAAATTTCCAACGATGACGGGGTTGACTGTCGGCGCGAACTACTCCGTGTCATTGGCGGTAAAAGCCGGTGTGACATCTGAGCTGCAAATGTCGAACTATAGCAACCCGCAGACTATCTTAAACGGCGTATTATCAACCTCATGGCAGTTTTTTTCTCGGACATTGGTGCAGGGTTCCCTTACGTCGCTGTCCTGCTGCCCAGCGGATGGGCGCAATATGTTTGCCTTTGGAGGTGAGACGGCACGTGACCGAAAATACACAACTGATTGTCATCAGGCAGAGACTATCCCACCGTCGACGTTCATTGGGACATCTCGTGCGGGAGATAGACACACATATCCAGGTGCTTCCATCGTCTCCAATGGACGGGTTAAGTCAGTATATTATTTCAAACCTCTGGTTTCCGCAGCCACTGCGTTGCTGTTTGGTTTGGGTGATATGTACTTTTGGGCGGAAGATGTAAACAATTACGCGAAAATCATTATCGGTGGTGCAAATCATCGGAAAATAAAAGTTTGCGTAGCAGGTACTTCGGAAATTCTGCCGACGGCTCTCCCAGATTGGGCGCGACTTGATTCGTTGAAAGTGTACGTTTCAACTGGGAATGGTTTTGCTACAGCATGGTATGAGTTTAATGGCGGAGCGCGTACATCGCTTGGTTCAGGTTCGGTTGCTATGGACCCCATCTTTGTTGGTGGCGCTTCACTCGACCTATTTTGCCTCGGGAGCACGAACCAACTCTGGGCGCTCTATTTGAGCGCTGAGTTTCTTGTATGATCCATGCCCCTACTTCCATCATTGTCGCGAGCCTAACGGGAGGGGCGAATGCGGCTGGGACAGAGGCCGACCCAGCGTCATTGGCACGCGCTGTCACTCTCGCACTATCAGGCGGCGCTATGCCGTTGATTTTGTTTAGAGGTGGTGTTTACTCGCTGAATGAGGCGCTGGCTTTTACAGATACGCACTCGTCAGTGGGCTCTGGACGGTTCATCAAGCTGATGAACTATCCGGGAGAGACGGTGAGCTTTTCTGGTGGCACGAAGATCACGGGTGCGTGGAGTGGCCCGGATGCAAACGGCGTCTACTCTAAAACGTTCAACGGGACGACGCGCAGCCTATGGGTCAACGGTATCCGCGCCACACGTGCTAAAAAAGATATCGCGTCTACCTATGCCCCAGGATGGGTGAAGAACTCAAATGGTTTTGGGATGTTTACGGTCGCTACAGTCGGGACATGTACCATCTCTCAGGCCATGCCCGCGGTCGTGACTTTGAACGGTCATGGTCTTACTACCGGAGCTGTAGTTCATCTCACGACAACCGGAGCGCTTCCAGCAGGGCTAACCGCTTTCAATATCGGATCAGGCACCCGCGTCGTCTATTACGCCTACGTTGTAGACGCAAACACATTCCGTCTCTCTTCAACCCTCGCAAACGCTTTGGCCGGTATGACTCTCGCCACGATGAGCGCCGGATCGGGAGTCCACACACTTACGAAATACACGCCGGATTTAACCGTTTCTCAACTTGCAAAACCGACGGACGTCGAAGTTGTCGGATCGACATTAAACCTTTGGAAAATGTGGCGTGGGCGTATCGCCTCAGTCAGCGAGCACAATTTCGTCGTACGAACCCGTGATTGGGACGACTCACAGGCGCAAGGCCAGGGGTATAGTTTTGATGCGTGGAGCGTTAAACATCTTGAAAACGCAAAGGAATGGGTCAAGGACGCTCCTGGTAATTGGTATCACGATCGTGACGCTGGCGTTCTGTATTACAAACCCCGCGCTGGTGAGGTCATGGGAACGGTTGAGGTAATCGCCGGTACGTTAGAACAGGTGATAACTGCTGAAGGATCACCAGACAATAAGCTTCACATGAAAGTGTGCGGGATAACGATTGAGCATACGACATGGCTTTCGCCTGACACTATTGGATATTCAACGTGTCAGGGCGGCATTCATGGAAACATTAACGGAACGTGGGGCGATGATCTCTTGCAAATGCCGGGAGCTGTTGTGTGCAAGCACGCCGATATTGAATTTGCTGGATGCACAATCAGGCGTACAGGTGGAGCCGGACTGCAACTTCAAGAGGGGTGCGAGAATGTTTCATTTCACGATGGGGTGCAAACAGACATAGGTGGAAATGGCACGACGAGCGGTGTCATCCAGTCTATGCAGACCTATGTCTCACCGGCTTCAAACATGAAGACCAGGGACACCAAGATCATCAATAACCTCATTTCCTACATCGGGCAGGATTATTGGGATGGCGTAGGCGTATTTGAGACGGTAGCCGCTTCGACTGAGGTCGCTTTCAACGACATCACAGAGGTGGCGTATTCGGGTATTTCGACGGGCTGGTATTGGGGCAATTCTGATATCTCTGCGGATGCCCATGACACGCACATTCATCACAATAAGATCGTCTGGGTGTGTCGGAAAAATGGTGACGGTGGGTCTATCTATGCCCTCGGTAAACGTCCAAACGGTCGCATCCATGACAACTACGGAGAACGGAAGCAGTGGGAGTATAAACAGCCAATTTATCTTGATAACGGGTCAGATGGATGGCTGGTTGAAAACAACGTATTAAAGACAAACGGGGACGGATCGACTCAGTGGCTCCAAATCCAACACGGCGCTCCGTCATCGAACTACAACACCGCAAGGAATAACTGGTTTGATGTTGGAACGCACGGAACGGTGCTCGGGACAAATACCTTATTAAATAACACGTCGGGAGCGTTTGGCGCGACCGCACTCGCGATCCAGGCAGCGGCGGGGAGGCAATAAACAAATACATATGCCAGACGAAAACCAAAGCCACTACGCACTCTTTGAAAAGGTAGGTCGAATCGACGGAACGGTCACATCGCTTGAGAAAAAAATGGACTCGCTTCTTGGTGGATTCACAGACTATCAAAAGTCGATTGATGAGCGGGTAAAGAGCCTAGAGCGTGATCGATCAAATATCATGGGCGGTGTGCTCGCCATAAGCGTCTTCGTTAGCATCATCTATTCACTCATTAAAGATTGGTTTCACAAATAACCATATGACCCCATTCAAATCTACAGTCATGCACGTTCTCGAGCTCGTATTCGTCCTCGCCGCCGTTGTTGGCATCGCCCTCTTCGTAAAGTCGTTCTTCAGCATTGATGAAACACCAGTCGTCGAGGTCGCTACTGGTCTCGTTCTCGCAGGTCTCATGAAGTATCTCCGGGCGAATCCAACATCACCCGTCGATGATTACGTGAACAACGGAGAATAGTCGCTCTTTTGGTTTGGTGGCCTCCTTAAACACCGATTTTACTCACTCATTCCTAATCGCATCTATATGCAAATCACATCAGACATGATCGTTCTGTGGGGCAAGCACTTCGGTTCTTTATCCATCGATGACGTTCCCGGAATCATGGGAGCCATCGAAGGCCTCACGACCGGTGCAGGCGAGCTCACGGACAAGGTGACTGACCTGTTCTCATCGAATCCTGAGGTCTTCCAGCCGGTGTATGACGCTTATGCGTCGTTCCATCCGGGCATGGGTCCTTTAACGAAGCCAGTGCAAGTTACCGAATAGCTCCACCCAGATTCATCAGCGAACGTGTAGAACGCATGCGCTGGTGAGTCGCTTCCGCGCGTAAATGCGAAACGCGCGGGGTCGAAAACATATGAAAAAACCATCCTACATCGTCCTGCATCATTCCGCTGTCTCTTACGAGAAAAATGCGGATCAGTTTGAGGCGAACAACGCATACCACAAAGCCAAATGGAATTTTGTGAGTTCTCTGGGATTTTACTTGGGTTACAACTACGAGATCGCAAAAAATGGCCTTGTGAGACAGGCGAGAGCCGACGGTGAGACAACGGCCGCTGTGACCGAATCTTGGGCAAGACGAGGCTGTTTCCCGCGCTACACGGGATGGATGAACGACGGACGTGCGTTACACATCTGCCTAGATGGAAACTTCGACATCGAGAAGCCGGGACCGGCGCAGATCTTCGCCTTGCGCGACTGGCTCAAAGCTAAGTGCAAGCAGTACGGAATCCCTAAGGGAAACATTTACTTTCATCGGAACTTCGCACCGAAGACATGTCCGGGGAATAACATGGATTTGGAGTGGGTTCGTAATTTGATTGGATAGATATGTCCATTGAGATCAAGGATATAAACTTAGGTGGGTTGTCTGACAGCATCTATCAAGGGATCGCCAACTCCGTGGCCTCCCTTGTGGGTTTGGACATCCACAGCGCTCCCGGTCTCATTAAGTGCAATCAACGGCTCATAAAGGACAGTGGATCGACCGTGGACGATGTGGTTTCCGCTATCGTTGCGTGTTCAGATGGCAACACGTATTTCTTTGGAAAAACGAATGGGAAGATTTGGAAGCGCACATCCGGCGGTACATGGTCTCTTGAAGCTACAGCAGCACCAGCTGCTGGCGCGGTTGGGATCATGGATGCGAAGGAACTCGGTGGATACATTTATTACTCAATGCAAAACAAGCTCGGCCGCTGGCAACTTGGGACGGCGTGGTCTGCTCGAAATGATAGTTGGGGGACGTTCGACAAAACGGACGCCTCATTCCATCCGATCATTGTCTCGAACCTCGTG